TCGAAATCGCAATTTGGAGTCGGTAATGTTGGCCATTCACTAAATTAGTTAGCTGAACTCCGTTCCCTCCTGGTAAAGTTAAGAATCCTGTTGCCGGTGCGCCGGCAGCTGTAAACTTCAAACAATTCCCAGAATGACCCCCTGAAACCATTTCAATTCCAGAACCATTACACGTTGTCCAATCTCCTACACCTTCAGCAAAACCCTTGTTATCTACTGCATTTGGCCCCACAAATCTTGAATCATACTTCTTGCTTCGGTCTTTCTCCACACCCTTCACAAACACCCTCTCGGTATTCTCTATAAGATTATCCTTGGCTAATTCGAATAAAACTTGACTACCAGTACCATCGCCGGGATATTCTTCCTCAACGACAATCTGTTCCGCAGATGCTGCTTGATTCGCTCCTGCAATTGCCTTAATCAAGTTATCAAGAGATAGCTCAATAAGGTTGCAGGTAATTTGTGGACGGCAAACTGTTCTTCTTCTTAATCCCTTTACCGAACCTCTGACACCATCGACCTCGATATCCCTGATCTCTCTGTTCAGATTGAACTCATTTCCGCCTCTAGTAGCACCCAATAACCTTTGAGTGCTCAGCCCATAATTTATATAAACCGCTCCAGCATCGACAAAAATTCTGTCTGGAGTATTAACATTTAATCCACTCTTAATTGTCATTTTTTATCACCTCGTTCCTTTTTTTAATTAAACCGGTAAATCTATATTTGATTTCCTGATATATTTCACCGTACATAAAATAACTAAATGTCGAATGAATTCTTCTTCCTCTTCAATCATGTCACTACTATCAAAAAATATTCTCACCCCTTTCGCCTCTTTTCCCGAGAGAGTAAATTCATGAAGGTCCATTAGCCAAATTAGTCTGTCCCTCATTTTGTTAATTCGGGTCGTTAGATTATGTTTATCCCACAGATGGGTCTCCAGAGTACCTGTTCCTAATAAAGGCATAAGTGGATCCACAAAAGGTCTGATTCCAAAAGTGATATAGGGAAAAACATCTGACCTTAGGGCCCGACCGACCCGGATATTTTTGTTTCCCATAATTCCTGCTAGATTACCTTCTACGGTATCGTCAGCCCTTAGATAATCAAATATATCTTTATTTATTGCTGCGATTACATCCATTTAAAACCACTCTTCCTCGAGGAATTTCTTAATCATCTCTCTCGATCTTTCTAAGGTTACCCCCAGCCAGGGCCGGGCAGCCATATTTTCTGTCCCGAACTCTAGGCATTTACCATATTCTCCTATTTTTCCACCTGTACCCACGTGCATAAAAAAGATATTTCCTCTCACAGCTTCCATAAAGAAAATTGAGCCATGTAATCCACCATACCAGATAACTGGTGGCTTTCCGGGGGCAGAAGCTATATGGACCTTGCCCTTCCTTATATATTTCCTTCCTGTTCCTAATTGTGATATGGCCTCTCTAATTTCTCTGACTAAAAGATGGCCCAAGTCATCAAGTCGAGTATGGGAAATTCTATTCATAACCCCCTCAACTTCATCACCTTTCCACTCAAATTTGAACTCACTCTTTCCTTTCAAATAAATCAACTACCATTATTTTATTTTTAAGAAGTCTGTCATCAACATATTTAACGTCAAAAATTCTGCTCGTCCCCTTTAATTTCACTCGGCACTCTTCGGTAATATTCGGGTATTCAGTATGAAGCCGGTAATCAGCAACTACTCCAGTCTTATCGTAGGAGATGCCTTCCCTGCCTCTCAGAGAATTAATTACTCCGCCAAATTCATCAGTCTCGGTCCAGGTAATTTCCTGCCCCTCGGCTGTTTCTTCTCCCTCGGTTCTTTCTATAAGAATAAATCTCTTTCGTGGTCCGATAATCCTCATCTCTAATCCTCACTAAGCTACTAATATTGGTTTTCGATTAACGTACCGTTTTAGGTATCTATCGCATTCGATAATCCCACTCAGGTATTCTTCTTTTCCCCGGTCATAGGAATAGACCCGGCCCATAGATTCTTTCTCAAATTCATAATGTTCATACAGCGTCGAATCATTCTCGTCTCTAGCCAAAATTATGCAGGCATTCTTAATCGCCTGAGGACACATATAGTGGCCCATAGTCCCTTTAATCTCTACATTCCTCTGTCCTTTAGGAAAATATCCATTAAGAAAAAACTCCGACGGTTCCATAAGCGTTCCCGGCTCATGAGTAATGCCTAGTGCATTTCGATAAATACAATCATCATCGTAGTCCCAGTTGGTTATAATCGATACGACATCCGCTTCTACTAGTGTGGCCTTAAGTGGCTGCTCTAGGGTAAAGACAGATTTCCCGTCCCCGTCGGTTGCGGTATTGCCTAAAATCCTGCTGCCCCATAAATTGTTTACTCGTTCCGAGGCATCCTTGATTCCCAGATAATTGTTTTTATAATAATCGGCAGTAGTAGAAATGGTTAGAGTAACCGTATACGCCCCTGCTATCCCGGTATATTGTACAAATTCCAGAGTATCAATCCATAATATATCGCCCTCTGTTGGAGTAGAAGCACAATCGATAGTTATGGTTGCATCAGCACCAGTTGCTATAAAATCAAAAACTGTCTGAACATACTCCGCAGTTAGATCTGATAGTTCTTTACTCTGTCCATCACATTTTATAGTTACTTTTCCACCATTCCAGTTAGCACCTTTTTTAGCATAAATTGTAATCCTATATTTCTTTCCTACTTCTAAATTAGTTAAAACAGTCCCATCAATATCGTCTAATTTTAATAAGTTCTTACTAGGCAAAGTTCCAACTATATACTTACCACCATTACCAGATTGCCCGCCAGTAGCACTGCTCAAAGTACCCCCGGTTAAATCATCCCAATCGCCGACATCAGTGGTAAAAGCTTTGTTGTTAGTAGCATTATTACCAATAAATAAGCTGGGGATCGTTATATCCGTCCCAGTTTTATCTAAGGTGGGAACTTCAACCTTGCTTATGGCCATATAATTAATCGATAATAATTTTTGCCTGATAGGGAGAAATAGCCTATCCTTCCCATTGCCATCGAGAAACTCGTGGAAGGTCTTAGGATAAAAATAGTCCTTGGTTATCCGTTCGACTTGGGCTTCCACTTCGTCTATGACCGCCTGTCTTTCTGCTACAGTCAAGCCATCAGCCCAGTTATTTACTTCATCCTCATCGGTTATATAATTTCCTTTAGCCTTTTCCAATATAAATCAATCCTCTTTACTAAAAAACTTTTTTTTAATCCACCCCATTTAACTTATTTATCACCACCCCATTCCATTTAGATATGGCTACCCCATTCCATTTCATTGATAGACCGATTACTAATGCCGCCATCGTAATCCTCGCAAGACAAGTTCCAATAGAAACTCCTTCCGTAACATCCCATAACTCAAATTCGTATTCGTGTTCGTCTTCTGCATTGCTACAATCCAGGGCCCACTGAAACTCGGTATAATATTCGTCAGCTAAGGAGTATGTACCGCTATCGGGAAGCAGATTATCTCCTTCACTTTCCAAGCCATTTTGCCAAGTATAAGGACTTCTAGAACCAGTACCTTGTTCATCACATAACTTTTCATCTATAAGTAAATCGTCATCGTCAATTAAATCAGTAACAGCAGAATAAGTTATCTCTCCTATATCTGTTACATCAGCAAAAACTCCCTCATCAGTAACATCTCTCCAACGAAGTTTATATGCTCGTGCAATCGGCCCTTTAGAGGTATAAATTCTGGTAGCTAAAATAAAATCATTAGTTTTAACCCAGCTGGAAGGCATTGTGTATTGATAGACTGTACCGTTGGAACAGCCCATAATATACATCTTTGCGCCATCGGAACTAAAGGTTATACCTAAGGGAGAAGGATCTTCACTTCCTAAGAATTTACTCTTCCCGGGATAAGTCGCTGTATTTATATCCCAAGCGACAGATAAACTAAATTGAAAGACTGTAGTGTAGACAAAACCCACAATATACATCTTCGTGCCATCAGAATCAAAGGCTATGCCATAGGGCGTTAATTCCCCCGTTTCTTCACGCACATCTTTACTCTTCCCGGAATAGGCTGCTGTGTCCACATCCCAAGCGACAGATAAGACATACTGATAAGCTGTATTGTTCATGTAGCCCATAATATACATCTTCGTGCCATCGGGACTGAAGGCGAGACCAAAAGGATAATCATCTTCGTTGCCTACATATTTACTCTTCCCGGAATAGGCTGCCGTGTCCACATCCCAAGCGACAGATAAAATGTATTGATAGACTGTATCGTTTGTATGACCCACAATATACATCTTAGTGCCATCAGGACTGAAGACTACATTACGAGGAGAATCATCTTCGTTGCCTACATATTTACTCTTCCCGGAATAGGCTGCCGTGTCCACATCCCAAGCGACAGATAAAATGTATTGATAGACTGTATCGTTGTCATCTCCCATAACATACATTTTCGTGCCATCGGGACTGAAGGCTACGTCACGAGGGTAAATATCTTCACTTCCTATGAATTTACTCTTCCCGGAATAAATTGCGCTGGATATACCCCAAGCTTCCACACATCCATTATCATTATTTGACTGATCAACCCTCGAAGCATTAGCTATTCGGGAAGCACCTAAAATAACGAAATAAGGATTACTTAAATCTAATTTCTTTGCCTTTCTAGCTTCTATTTGTTTTTCAAAGGGCATGAAATTAATTGCGTGTTTAAAATCGCAATGTGGACAGATAAGAATGGGACAGTTAGTATCCTTTTCATATTCAAAGATATTATCTCCTAAATCATATTCTTTCCCACATTTACAGCATTTTATAATCATCCCATCACTTCATATATTCAAACTTTACATTACAGTAATCAGCAGCAGGGGTAGAAACAGCACAACCGTGTGGACGGTTAACCCCTAATCCACAAATCCATTTATCACCATAACCAGGTTGATTTTTAAGATAAACACATTGTCCATCAATAACAGGAAAAGGATGGTCTTCTTTTAAGTTCATACAGCATTTACCGCACATAGAGCATCCCCCAGTCTTAATTTTCCATTTATCGCCTCTAAGTTTTTCAGCTATTAAATCAATACCAGCAAACACCCTAATATTACGGTCTTTTAAATCCGATACAATATTATTAGGAATCTCTAAAGTTATTTTCATAATTAATTAATCTCCTGCTAAATTTCTCCAACGTCCATAGAAGGCGCAAAATACAAAATGTCTGCCGATATGAATATTCCCACGCGCTGGACTTGATTGCCCGAAACCGAAGGAACAGCATATTGAACAGCCCCTGCCACAGTAATAGAGAGATAGGCAATCGCTACTGTTGCCTCGAATGCCGAATCGTCCCGGATGTAGCCTTTAACCAGCATTAAGCAAGCCTCACCATCACCCTTAGACTCTAAAGCAATTCTCAAGGCTGGGGTAGTAGCTGCTGCATCTGCCTTCGCCTTTTTCCACTCCCCATCCGTCCAATCAAAATATAACAGGTCCCCGAAGACGACACTCTCTCCTACTGCTTTGTTGTCAGTAATACCCACATAAGTGTGATCACTAGTTAAAGCGGTAGCAATACTTAAAAGGGTATCCGTATTCTGGGTATGGAGCTCCGACGCCATAGCGAGCAGATGGTTTGTTGCACCGTCGCCGACATAAACTTTATGAGTATCTGTCGTAAATGCGGGCTCCCCAGCATTTAATGTCGGCAAAGAAGCCACCGGACCCCGATTAAATTTCACAATATTAGACATTACTTACTACCCACCAACTTTTTACGTGCTTTTTTAGCATTCTTCTCTTTCAATCGGGCTACTTCGTTTACAAGCTTCTCCAATTCAGAGTCCTTATCATCTATTTTTATATTGTATTCTTCTATAGCCTTGTTCAGTTTATTATTGTGGCTGATCACTCCTTCAAATCTTGAATTTAGCTGAACATAATCATTACTAATTTTCTTAGTGGCCTTATTCGATTCCTCAAGCGCTCTATTTAATTCTGTAATTCTGTTGTCCAATCTTTTATTGATTTCTACATATTTAGCATTTGAATCGGTCAACTGCTTATTTATAGCCAATAACTCTTCATATTTAGTTTTCAGTTGGATCGTTCCTGCCCTTAATATTTTATATTGATTCTGCCAGGACAAACTAATCTTTTTCCAGTTGGCTACCTTGACTATTTGTTCTCCTAACATGGCAAAAACATCTTCAGTCTTGATAATACTGGGCTCATCCGTTATAAATTGGGTCGTGTCCTGTCCTTGTCTTTCTTCTTTTTTAGTCTCGTCTGTTTTTTGACCTTCTTTACTAAATTTCCCTCCGTTTATATTGTCCACATTAAGGCCCTCTCTTTAAAAAATTTATTCATTAATTACCAAGTTCCGCCATCGATTGTAGAACCAGAATGTAACAGGGTATTTGTAGCTGCCCCATGAACTCCGGTAGCTGCAGCATTATGGTCAAAAGCCCATTCGGATGTTGGAGCCTTAGCTGCCTCATCCTCAGCGGGGGGATTTTCTAGATAAGTAGCTTCAAAACCAACAAATTCCAAACCATTTGGAGTTGAATTAACACGAACTATTTTAAGACCAGCACCGGAATAATTGGCAGGAGTATCAGTTAAGCCTACAAAAGTAACAGCATTAGCGGCTGTAGTATCGATCCAGACTGCTGCCCCATCAGAGTTGTCAAGACATACATACTCTTTATCGTTAGTAATATCAAACCAACGAGAGCCTACCGCATATCCTTCATCAACATCGTTGTTTACCGTCGGAGCTTGAGTTGCGTCAAGCTTCACTTTTAGATTTTCTACATTGCCAAGTTCCAAAGAAGCTCTTACAGTTTCTCCACTTTCATAAGCGAAAGCCCCTGCCCCTGTAGCCACAATAAACTGCCCATCGGATGCGGGAGCACCCAATGCATCCAAATCTTCAAGAACTTCATCTACGCTCAATAAATTACCTGATTTTGTTAGACCTGTTCCAGCATCGATATAGCCAGCACCACTAAACTGACTGAATGTAATATTATCTGTCCCGATAACAACTGACTCCGGCTCGTTCGTGCAAACCCAACCAGTATTTGAATTGACTGTTCCACCAGTTATAAAAACAAAAGAACCCGCAACTTCTTCGGCTCCGTCCATATCGGTCGCTCTTGTCCACGCTCCGGTAGCGGAAACATAGATACCATTCTCCTTAGGGTCGGTTTGGTCCTTTACAAGAACTCTATCTGCAGAGGTTAGAATTCCATCGATAGTTTGCTCTCCCGAAAGTGTGATATTTTCTGTAGTTGCCACTGCAACCGCATCGTGAACATTAAGCCCCTGTGCCACACTATCAACATAAGCCTTTGTAGCTGCACCCTGAGCAGCAATTGGGTCAGCCAATCCGGTAATTTTCTGACTGTTTACCGCAATATCCCCTGCCGCTACTGCCAAAGCTGCTGCAACATTTGTCCAGTCAGTTACGTCAGCACCATCTTCTACGTTAATTATGGTCAATATATCGGATTTTGGCAGAGCCGCAATGTTCCCGCCTATCTTTCTACCGAGTAATCTATCCTCTGCAACGTCTAATTTCACAGGGGTATCATTTAAAACAGCAGCTAATATCGAGTGAGCGTCAAACATAGCATCCATTACCACCCCAAGAGCACTAGCTCCATCGCTTACATGCAATTTTTTGGTATCCGTAGTAAAAAGGGGTTCCCCGATTGAACCTGTAGGCAAGCCTGCCACTAATCCTCTTCTAAATTGAATAAGATTAGACATTTTTTATTCGCCTCTTCTCATATCTTTAATTTATATTATTCATCACCAAACTCCGCCGTTGATAATTTGTCCTTCTATAAGGGATATAATCCCTTCGGTAAATACAACTTCAATGGGTTCAGCTTCCACAATTTGCACGTTGATTGCTTCTAGTTCCGCAATTTGTATGATAACCGCTTCAGGTTCAGTTATAGTTACATTAATATCTTCTGCCATCAATCTGTTCTCCTGGTCACGTCCGATTTAATCTCTAACTTCCCCGCCAGTACGGTTATAATGTCATTTACCGCTCTTTTGGCCTGAATATCATAAAAATAATTACCAGGCACTACTTCAGTATCTACAGGCAATAACGAAATTTTTGTCTTACCATTCACGGGGTCATAGTGAACACTGATATCCTTCTTTATCACGGCAGCAATATCATCATCCCGATAATTTTTTTTCACCGTGAAATATACCTTCCATTCACTAATATCAATTGCTGAGCCGTCATCTCTAGTAAAGGTAAGAAGATACTCCCGGCTATCACCTCTAAATATAGAATTTAGATTAACTATATTTTCTGGCATTAAAGATCACTCGCAATCCATTTAATTCTCTTCACCTATGAATTCTCGTAAAAGCAATTTTGAGACTATCTAACTAGTTTAGGCGGTTCCTAAGTCGACCACGAAATAGTTTACCTTTTTGCTGTCTATCGCAGCAGGAGTGGTTGTATCCCCATCGTAGACTGTAAAATATCCCTCAGCAGCTACTACGGCTCCAACGCCTTTAACTATAGACTCAGCCCCGCTAACTAAAACCACTCCATCCGCATGTAAGCCTTCAATGGTAACTTTTCCTATATCAGCTGCCGTTCCAGTAGTAGCCTGCCCTGCTGGGCCAATTCTCTCGAATGTTACTGAAAGAATCCTGCTTATTATTTGATTTATATCAGTATCTATATCTCTCAATTTAGTTAGATCCATTTTATTTCACCTCACTTAACCTATTAATTAATTCTTTCTTTTTAATATATTTATCAAATCGAGCGAGATAATACCTTACCCCGCCCGAAAATATATCCCGAGAACCTGCCCGGTTGATTATCTTATATCGCATAAATGCTCTCCTTCATTTTAGCCATGAGTCACGTTTACCAAAATTACCGCTGCCTCTGGATTTTCAACTGCTATGTCTATCTTCAGGTTGTAGAAAACATATTGGGCCTGGTCTTCCGGGGCTCGCTTACTCTCTAAAGTTAGTTCCTTCTGGATGCCGATGATGAAATTGTTCTTAGGAGTCAAAATAACATCGCCATATTTATTGCCAGACTCTTCAGCCTCGTAATCCTCCTGCCCGTCAAGGGTCCCATCTACTGCTACATAGGTAATAGGCATAAGTGGAACTGATCCAATAGGTACAGTCCTGTAGGGAAGATCTGTTTCACCCAAAAGGGCTTTATCCCCTAAGATAGTTGCTCGCTTAGCTAAGGCCTCGGCATAATCATTGGGAATGATATCGTTGCAGAAGAATCTCAAGTTTTTCAGTCCCACTAATTTATACTTGGGAGGCATGACCGCTAACATCTTGGCAAACTTGAATTCCCAGTCAGTGGTTTCCCCGATTTTTTCGGCTATCTTACCGGCTGTTGCAAAATCAGCATCATGCCCAGCTAAGGTATTGGAAGCATCCAGAATGGTTGCTGCTTTTGGGAAAACTCCCTTTTCGATAACCTGTCCGGCTAAAAGTCTATGCCTAAAACCTTTCCACAAGCTTCTGATATCCGTTTCGGCAAATCCCTCATGGGAACAGTAGGCCGCCTCATCTATCTCGTTGGCTACCTTCTTGGCTATTATCTTCATCAGATGATCCGCAAAGGCCTGTCCTTCGATGCCCTCTTCTAAGTCATCATCATAGATTACTACCGCACCCCGCACTTTCTGTGCATGTAGGGTAACCTTGCCATGGGCAAACTGTTTTAAGTAGTCTGAAGAAGCGAAGTTGGCTGCCGGCTTTAAAAACCTGGTCCCAGCCTTAAACCCCAGGTACCTTAAGTTCTTCTCGACCTTTTCCATCTTCACGATCCGGGCGTTGTCCTTCCAGAAAGATTGATCCACTATATAATCAATAAACTTATCGGCTTCTTCCGGAAGCAACTCGATATCCGGTAAAGCCTTCATGGCTTTCATAAAGTTTTTCTTATTCAGTAATGCTTTATTAGTTATCATTTTTTTTCACCTCGATTCTCTATCGTTAAAATTATTCTTCTTGTCCTATATTTGCGAAAGAAGGCCACGGGTCATCACTTTTCTTGACATCTCCGTCTCCATCTTCTTCATCCTGACCCTCTATCTGTTTCTTAGAGCCTTTCGCTTTCTCCAAAGTTTCCAGTCGTTTAGTTAAATCTGCTATTTTTTCATCCTTTTCCCCTAAGCTTTTCTCCAGTTTTTCTTTGGTCTCGGTGGCCTCTTTTATAGCACTATCAAACTTTTCATCTCGTTCTTTTTCCTTATCGTCCCTTTCTTTTTCCTCATCAGTCTTCTTAAGGGCTTTTTTCTCTTCCTCAGAAAGAAGATCAGAAAGGATAGTAATAGCCTTTTTGGTCTCGTCTCCCTTAGACAAAGCATCAGAAAGTATTTTGATAGCCTTTTTAATCGCATTCAGAGTATCCTTGGAGATTTTCTTTCCCGCTTTCTCTAAGTCTTCGTCGGATTTCTTAGCAGGGTAAGGATAGGGATAGGGTTTAGTAGCATATTTAGCCAGCACTGCCACAGCGTCTTTTAATTCTTGCGAAAAATCGCCTTTGAATTTGTTTAAAATATTTAGTGCGCCTTTGATGGCACTAACGGCCTCGTCAGAGAGCTTCTTCAATAGTTCAAGTTGCTCTTTAGAAAAATCTTCGTTGTCTTCAGTTAAATTTTTGTATATTTTAATTAACTCTTCCACTTTCAACACCTCTTTTTCTTTTAAATTTTTAATATCAGAATCGCCTCGATCCTTATCAATCGCATTCTGCATATCTTCTTTTTTATTTTTCACAATCAAAAATTTTTTTCTAATTGCCGGAACATCGACCAGACTAATTTCGTCAATGTCGATATCCAATAATTCTCTCGGCATATAAATCACCTTCTACTGGCTGGGGTGCCCCGAAAATAAAAAAAGCGGACGCCCAAACCTTTAAATTTTCATTACAATTTAAAAGCCTAAGCGTCCGCTAAAAAAACGAACCTCATCTTCTTAAACCTGTTTTCTGATTATTAGATTTTAAAATAAAAAATGCTTTAGACTTCCAATAATTTCAGAAAGCCTAAAGCATCTACTTTAACTTCTAAACATTATTTTATTTTTTAAGTCCTATCTCATTTTCTAATTAATAATACTAAAAAAAATATACTTTGTCAAATCCTGCCCTCAAGGGACAGTCGCTCACCAAACCAAACCTTACCAGACCAGACACTACCAAACCCGACCTTACCGCACCTTACCACATCTTACCTCATACTTATTATTCTTTAAATTCTATTAACTCAAACCTACCAAAATGTGGACGCCAATCGCCGATTCCCACAAATTTACCAGCATATACAACTATCTCTTTAAGAATATCTTTCTGCATTTGGTCATCCATAACTAATAAACTAAATTCTGCTTCCCAGCCTTTTTTAAAAGCCGGTCGGGATCTTAAAATCTGACTCCTTTGAATCTTGACAAATTCCTGGTGATTATAATCGAAAGTTTTCTTTCCTAAAGGAATTTTATCTGGTTCAATTTCAATAGTAGCATTGACCATATCTTTATAAGTTTTTCCCATTCGACCCTTAACTTTAAAATTTACCGCTCCCTTTACCAATCCAGCCCGCAATTGTTTACTGGGAATATAGCAACCTATCTCATTATCAAAATACATTGACTTTTCTGCTTCTTTAGAATAGTCAACTTCACCAGATTTTTGTCGTGAAGTATCTTCCTCGAAAGGCCTTTTATGTTGTAAATAATCGCTAATTCCTCGAATCTTAACCTTAACTTCGTAAGCCATTACAATTTTTCCTTTCTTATTTATTTTTGGACAAGTTTTATGACTCCGACCTCACCAAACCACACCTGACCAAATGCCTGCCTGAAAGGCAGTTGCTTACCCGACCAGACCTTACCAAGCCATACCTTACCTCGCCTCACCTGACCTCACCTCACCGAACCCGGCCACATCTTACCAAACCTCACCCTACCATACCTTAATTTTATATCCTGCCTGAAAGGCAGTTGCACACCAAGCCTCACCTTGCCAAACCTCGTCCTACCATACCTTACCATACCAAACCAAACCCGACCTCAGCTTGCCTGACCATATCTAAAACTTATGATGTTTTTAACCCCGCTTAAAAGGCGGTCGCTCACCTTGCCAAACCTGACTTAACCAAACCCAATCCACACCACCGGACATCACCACACCATATCCAACCACGCCAAACCTTATCCTGTTTCATAGAAATATTTCTTTAATAATTTTTTAAATTTTGGGTTTCCCAAATCATTCTCCACTACATTATTAAAAATTCGTAAACAATTTACTTTATTAATCTTACAAAGGGTATCCTTTTTCAAATCATTAATTCTTTGCTTTTTATCTTTAGCGTGATACCAGCCACCAGGTTCAATGATAGTAACAAGCCCTCCATGCCGGAAAACTGAAATATCTGCATGCCCATAATTCCATATAGAAAGTAGCCATTTATTTTCTGGTTTTGGAAATAGTTCTCGCAATGGTTTTTTAATTTCAAATCTTAATTTAGGATTAAAAGTCTTTCTAAGATAATGGTATAATTTATCTATTATTTCCTCATCACCTTTTATCTTTAACATCTTTATCTCCTTTGAAAAATTCCTCCCTTTTTCCGACATATCCACACCTACGGCAAGAAAGCTCTTGAGTTTTTATTCTTGCCCTAATTTCTTTGCTTCCGCATTTTGGACAAATTGGAACTATCTTTTTTCTTTTCATAACTTCACCCCACCACCCCAAATATATCATAAAAGAATACCCCAATAAAGGGATATTTTTTAAAAATTATCTGGGGCTAGAGGCCCTACCAGCCATACTAAATCCAGTCAATTCTTTTTTCAACACTCTTTCCCAAATATCTTTATTTTCCTTATCTCCCAAATAAACAGCAAGCCACCAATCTCCTTTTACCAAAAGATTCTCCGGAGCCATGCCACCTTTATGATGATTTTCCTCCACAAAATAATTCTCTATAATTGGGATTTCTCTTTCCTTGCCCTTATGCATCACTTTAAGTTTCTTTTTCTTGAGCATAAAACGCTTTAGAGCTTTCCAGACTTCCGGAGGTGTGGTCCAATCCTTCTGTGAATCCTGTTTATAACTAAAATAGACTACTCCGCCGACTATATGCTCTACTTCATCGATCTTCTTAAAAGTGAATTTAGCTATTTCTTGCCCATCCTTAATTATTTTTTTTCGCTTTTTATCCCATTCCTTAACTTCTTTCTCTGCGGGCGGTTTAGACTTCATATACTTTCTTGACTCCCGATGACACTCCCAGTAGCTGGTTCTATATTCTTCATCACCGATTTTAGGAGATGTCACAGGAAAATAGACTGAGCGAAGGGCGTCAACTATTGCTGCATAGTATTTTAGGGAATCCTCTAATTTCCATTCTCCCCATCTCTTGCCTTCTTTAAGCTTGGGATACCCCGAGTTTCCGATGTATCTTAGGCCGGCGAATAATTCCTTGTGTCTTACTGCAGGATTCTTAAGATCATCGTCTATTCCCTCTGCTTTAAATTGTTCAAGGTCAAGCTTCTCAAGCTCCTCTTTAATAAAATTTTTAATCTTTCCGGCTAGACTATTCCACCATTCTTCCCAGTTCTTATCCCCTAATTTTATTTTGCCGGCTACTACTATTCTTAACCTACCTTCCCGGCCAGTATCATATTTAGAATACAATCCTTCCATTTCATTTAACTTATTACTTATAGCCTGAACTTTGCAATCGTCTTTCGGATCTCTCATTCTAAAGACTACAAAGGCAACTCTTTCAGAAGAATGCCCGATATCAGTTGCTCTTACTTCTAACTCTGATATGCCGTTTAAATCTTCTAGCCATCTGTCTTTAAACTCCTTATCTACTTCAATATTATTCCAGATTCGCTTAGGTGAATCAGTTCTACCTCTTAATGGTATATCAGGCAATTTTCCATAAACTGCCTGATAAGCAAATGTGGGAGAATTTACCCAATTCATTCCCTGTTTTATTATTCCCTTTTCTCTTAAAATTTCTCTCTCTTTTTTCCAGGCTTCTTCGTCATCAAATTCGTGTTTCTGGTACCAACTATCGGGCATATTACAAACACCGCCTACCGGCTCTTCATCTCCACATATCAAACAACGTGGATGCCCATTAGGGTGTGTCCATTTAGCTGATTTAAACCTGTGGACTTTCTCAGCTTGAGGTTTCTTTTTATTCTCATTAATAACGGCTGTCTCTTTATCATATTCCTCTTTTTGCTTATCTGATAATTTCTTATAAAATTCCTTAGCGAATTCTACTTTTAATTTAGCCCAGATATTTGGATTTCTATTATCCCCAAATTTCTTGGCTGCTATTCCATCTTTTACTTCTTTAACAGAAATTATTTCTCCCTTGCCATCGCCACTTGTAGCCCACTCTTTAAAATGCTTTTTACAAAACCAGGCATGTCCTATTCCCTCAGCCCATAGACACTCATAAACAGGGGCCTTATCACATTCCATACACTTTTCTCTACTATGTCTTTTCCCAATTTGGATATCCTTCTCCTGGGCAAATTCTTTTGCGAGTCTTAGGATCTCAGACGCAGCAATATCTTCTAATTCTCCAGAGTCCTGGTCTGCTTTATTATGCACAATCATATACTCCCTAAATTCATCGGAGTCAAATTCGGGGTGTTCTTTAACGAATTTATAGAAGTGCCCTCCCCCAAAATCACAAAATTCCTCATAGTTTTCTTCTTTATAAAACTCTTCGGAAAACTCCGGCTCGTTCATCTCTCTAATCTCCTGTGGTTGATGGGGCACTAAAACTAAATCCCAACCGGTCTGATATTTCCAGTTGGGCCCGAAAGTTGATCCCAGCCATTCCGGAGTTAACCATTTTCCGGACATCTTTCCCATTCTCTGCTCCAAGATCCTATCTATCTTTAGTCTTAAAGATTTATCTAAAGTTATGATAAATTTATCGTCTTCTTCTTTTGCTCTTACTATGATATCGATATCATTAGGCTTTCGATTGCCCTCTCGTTCGTAAAAGAGGGACCCGGCAATATTTATAAACTCAGGGATCCACACAAATGAAGGGAGGTTCTCAATTAACACTTTATCGACCTTTGATAAATAAATATTTTCTTTCTTGAGGGGGAAATTAGAAATAAGAAGTTCCCTTCTGAATTCTTGTGTCCCTTCGGTATTAGAAAAGCTTTGTAATACCTTAACTTTTTTTATATGAAAATCTTTAAATACTTCATTAATTGCTTTAACATCATTAAGAGAAAGTATAAATTTTCCTTTTATTTTTTTGCAAAAATTATGAAGTTCTATTAGACTAATATCACCACCAATCGTTTTATTCTCGGTATCAGGGTAGGGTGGGTCCAGATAATAAAAGGTTTCTTTAGAATCATAATTAATACTTCCTTTATAATCATTATTCTCTACCTTTACATCTTTTAATCTCTCTTTTATGTTGGGGAGTGAGGAAGCACAGTCAGCTTCTTGACCCTCAAAGGAACTAACATAATTTTTAAATCTTGAAAATCTCATAATGTATGAGA